CCCAACCGCTTTCAGTAGTTAATTTATGTGTTTCGATTAAAGATTGATATTTCAAATAATCTTGTAAATGGTCCTTACCCCACAAAACAACATCTTTTGAAAAACCACTCGTAGCACCTAACGCAAATTGTAAAAAATAAGGTAAAGAAGGTGCATATACTTCGAAAGCACTAATATTTCCTAGATAAGCTAACACTGAATGATATAATTTAGTTTGCTTGTCTCTTTTATCTAAACCAAAAGTCAATTCGAAAGATACATCATCTGTTAATTCTCTTTCACGGAATATAGAATTAGTAAAAGCCCTAGCCTCTTGATTATAATAAATATGTTTATCAAAATCCATAATTTTTTGTAAAAATTTAGTGATAGTAGGATGTATCGAAGATTTCTTACCCAAAGGAGACACATCAATCCTAAATATTTTCTTATAATCATCATAAATTTTTGTAATTTCTTTGTCATCTAATGTCGTTATGCCTACATTATCATCAGATTGAATAATTACTTTCTTATATGACATGCCTAAAACCTTATCCATCACATAATGAATAATCGAACCCAAAATTTGCGTTACACCAATACCGGATGGCAATGCTAAAATATCAAATACTTGATTTTTTCCAACTATCATTACAGAATGTATTACAATATCAACTTCAAAAGCAAATAAATTGCACATTGTATTACCTATATTTTTAAGCCAATCTCTAAATAATTTCAAAATATGTAAACAAATATGTTTATCATAACCTTCAAAATCTTTAGACACAAAACGTGTCTTATCGTTATAATACTTTCTTAACTCATTCATTATATTTGCGGTACTACCATATTTACGAGGCAAATCAACCGGGAACTCATTCATCATCACATCTAAAATGCTATTTAATATTGCAGATAAAATTTTCTCTAAAAATGCCGCCATACAAACAACACGTATTTTCTTCTTACGTTCAGTTCGATAACCCATTTCAAAAGCTAACTTATACCAATCAATCTCAACACCATTACACCAATCTTTAAATACTTTAATTGCTTTCTTATAATATAATTGAGCCAGTCTTTTAGTTTGTTGTTCATTCATAGGATATCCAGACAAAGAATCATTTTTTATATGAACTAACCATAAAAATTTATCTGCATAATCATCAATATTTATTTCAAACCTTTCATCAGAAAAGAATTGTTTCAAATCATCATCAAAAATAGCTATTATATTCTTAACCAATTCATAAGGTAACTCTAAGTCGCTGTTAACTCCATACTCATTTAAACCTTCAAAATATATATCAGTATAAAATCTAGATCTTATTGATATAGCTTCAGGCTCTTGATAAAATTTAATTACTTCAGGATCATATTCACCATATTGTAATACTTTTCCATAAAATTCTCTTTCACTCAATTCTTCCATCTTTTCATTATAATATTTGTATGTAACCAGTACGTCCGGTTTCTGACTTTTAATTGCTACAATTGCTCCAAAAAATCTTAAAAAATGAAATCCAAGAGTAGTTAATAATACTCTCTTATTGTCATGTCCTATTCGCGATAATATC